TTGGCCTCCAGCGCACGCTGGAGGTTGAGCGCCTGCTCTGCTTCCTGGCGCTGCTGTGCCAGCGCCTGAGCCTTGCGGGTGTAGTCAGCCTCCCGGCTGTACCCCCGCTTCAACTCGCTGTAGGGAACTTCGACGTCTTCTCCGTCGACCTTGACTCGCTCCCAGCGGTTGTCGGGGTCGTCGACTTCGACGTACTGACGAGGTGGCTCTTCGTAACCACCGTCATCGGGTTGCTCTGTCGCCTCTGACCCGGTTTCCCCGATTGGCTCGGGACCTGCGTCGGCTACGCCCTCGACGGGCGCGTCATCCATTGACACTGAGTTCCTCCCTGGGCGTGCTCAGTTATTGGCCGAAGTATGACACCCACCTGGGTGTCTTGACTAGGGGACCGGCGGACCGCCCTGCCCCATCAACGCCATCAGGAGTTCAGGTGGCAGATCTTCGGGCGTCATCCCCGGCGGCATGGGCGGCATTCCCTGCGCCATCTCGGGCGGCATTCCCTCCATCGGCGGCATCGGCGGTGCCCCCGGGGCGGGCGGCGGGCCGCCACCGGGGCCACCAGGCGGCATCGGTGGGCCACCACCGGGCGCCCCCTGCTGCAGGGGTTGACCGTCGGGGCCGACCTCTTGGGGCTGGCCGGTCGCCGGGTCAGGCTGGGGTGGCGGACCCTGCGTCATGATGAACGCCGAGACGTCCTTGACCCCGAAGCCCTTCTGCAGGATGTGCATGTACAGGGCCTGCGGGTTGGCGACCCCCATCTCCAGGAACGGCATCGAGGCGTCGACCAGCTGCATGGCGGACTGACGCCGGAACGTCTCGTTCATCGGCTCCGTCGAACCGGCTGCCACCTCGAAGTCGAAGTCGCCCTGGATGTAGTCCTTGTCGAAGGGGACCCACGCCTTGCCCGGCATCGTCACCACACGGGCGACCTGCTCGCCGGTCAGGTACTGCTGCATCAACTTGATGACGCGTTCGCCGAGACGGCTGAGGCTGCCTTCGATCCCGGCGAGACGGTCCTGCGCTCGCGCGTTCGCCGAGTCCTGGATCATCGCTGCCTCGGTAGCGGTCCGCTTCATCGTGTTGGCCGAGGCGCCACGCTGGTAGTCGGTGACGCCCGAGACCCGGTCGATGTCGTTGGAGATCATCGCCGACTGGTCGTAGAACTCCGACGGCGTGATCACGGCGGGCAGCGGGGCGATCACGTTGGCCGGGTTCCCGTCCGACATGACGGGGATCATCGTGTTGTCGACATCGGCTTCGAGGGCCTGCACGCCTTCGCGGTCGAAGGCGTCACGTTCGTAGAGCCACTTGCGCTGGAACCGCTTGCGGTGGTTCATCATCTGCGTGCGGGTCTGGTTCAGTTCCAGCTGCAACGGCTCGATCTGCTCGACGTCACCGCACGGGTAGAAGTGGTCGGCGACCTCGTAGTTGCGCAGCATCTCGAACGGCTGTCCGGTGCCGTAGGGCATGTCCCGCGGCTTGATCAGGAACCCGGAGTCGCCGTCGGTGTCGTCGGAGTCGAGGGCGAACGTGCACATCGTGCGCCGCTTGATGTCGTAGAACTCGACGACCTCGCAGAACGACTTGGAGCCACGGTTCGGTCCTTCGCCTTCACGGGCGTCGCCGTCACCGTTCGACCAGCGCGACCAGCCGCGGGCACTGACCTTCTTGCGCGCCGCTGGCAGGTAGCGGCTGTCGACCATGACGTCGCCGATGGGGCGCCAGATGCGCTGGGCGATCCAGGCCATCTCCTTCGGGTTGCGGGCGTCGGGGTCGACGAACATGTCGAACACCGAGATCCGCTCCAGGAACGGGCGGTCGTCGTAGACGAACATCTCCGACTCGACGTTGCCTTCGATGTCGTCGCGGTCGTCGATGCCGACGTCGCCTCCGGCGTTGTCCATCGTCGGCTCGGTGGCGTCGGTCTTGCGCTCCTCCGGCGGCTTCGTGAACTTGTAGCCGACCTTGCACCAGCCGTGACCGCAGATCAGGTTGTCGTTCACGGCGAGGCGGAACTCGTCCTGGTAGCGGTGCTGGCGCCACATGTAGTTGAGGATCTCTTCGGTGACGACCGCCTGCCCGGCCTTCTCCGGCTGGCGCGCGTTGACGACGAAGCGCGGGTTGTTGACCGAGACGGCGGGGGCCATGGTGTTGATCGTCGAGAACACCAAGTTGACCATCAGCTTGTCGCCGGGCAGATCCTGCTGGTACTGCTTGCCCCGGTACAGGTCGATGTAGCGCCGCCAGTCACGGTCGTAGCCCTCGTCTTCCCGCCACTTCTTCGACCGCTTCACCTCGTCGCGGTAGTACTGCAGGCGTTCTGAGAGCTTCATGCGTACTCACTCCTCGGGGCGATCGTCCCGTCCTTCAGGCCCTGGCGCACGTCGCCCACGTTTTCGTTCAGCCACTCGGCGTTTGTCCGTGCGGTGAAGGCGTGCCTCCCGTAGCCGCCGCCGCCAACGAACGAGAAGCCCACCGTCGACACTCGGCAACGGAAGCACTCCCCCTTCCCCGGCTCGGCGTCCTTTCCGCACGCGCAGATCATGGTGCGGCGCCACCCACCCAGGCGCTACCGGTCCAGCACGCCCGCCCGGCAGCGCCCGCGACCTGCGACTGCACGTGCTGACCGGTCGTCCACGGCGTCTGCGGCACGGCGTAGAGGCCGGGGGTCATGATCGCCGCCTGCGTGGCAGGGATGATGCAGCCGACCGGCCCGAAGTCTCCGGGGATCCCGGCGTAGGCGGTCGTGGCGGGGAGGGTGGCCGCTCCGGTCCCCGTGTAGCTGTCGCCCCACACTTCATGCAGCGAGGTGTCGTAGCCGCGCTGGTAGAACCGGGCGTTCTTGCGGACATGCAGCCGGGTCGGCTGACGCTGGGTGTCGAGTCTGGTCACATCACTCTCCTCGGGTTACGGACCAGGGTTGATCCGATCGGTTCGCGCTCCAGGGGGCGCTTGGTCGGCGTGATCCGCTTCAGCACATCGTCGCCGTACAACCGCTTCTCGTACCAGCCCATCGTGCCGGGGCCGGGCTCGCGCTCGGGTTCGTACTGCTTCAACCAGACGTGCTTGACCATCTGGTTGGCGATCGACAGGCTGATCGTGCGGTCGTCGAACGGGGACCCGGACATCTTCCCGGCGTCGTCGCGCACGAACGTGCGCAACTCCGACAGCGTCGCCGCGTCCCACAGCGTGACGGCTCCCTCGCGCAGCGCCATGTTCAACTCGTCGACCGCCAGCGGCTTGGTCACCTGGGTAGTGCGCCAGCCGAGGATCTCCGTCGGCACGCTGTGCTTGTAGCGCGGCGAGCGCTGCGTGTAGATCGGGTGATACTTCGCCCGGTGCAGCGCCTTCAGCGTCGTCAGACCATGGTTGTTCGACTCGACGCCGATCAGTGCGTCGCCGTACAGGTGGCCAAGCGGGGCGAGTACCTGGGTGCCGTAGAGGTCCGGGTCGATGCGTCCGTGCCAGGCGGCGACGACGTGGCCGTTGCGGGCGTTGATGACGTGGGCGGAGGAGAAGTCACCGTGTTCGTAACCCTGCGCTGGGTCGGCACCGATGGCGTAGCGGCCGGTGTCGTCGGGCCATTCCCAGATGAGTAGTGGCCCGTTGTGCTCTTCGACGAACTGCCACTGGCGTTGCTCGGCGAAGTAGCCGGTAGCGAGCGGGTCCCTGATCGCGGCTCCGACCTTGCGCAGCACCTCGATCGAGAACACCGGACGACCTGATTTGAGGAACGCCTCTTCCGGGTCGTCGGGGTACTCCTGGGCCAGCTGCCACTCGGGAAGGTCTTCCTTCTTGCGCTCGTACCACTCGTCGTCGCGACCGTTCGCGTACCACGGGTGGAACATCGACTTGAACCGGTTGGCCTTGTTCTGCGATCCGATCCACAGCGTGTGGAACAGGTTGCCCTCGCCGTTCGCCGTGGACAGGGCGATGACCCGGCCACCGATGTCGGCGATCGGCTCGATCGACGCCCACGCCTCATCGGCGTTCGGGAGGTACGCCAACTCGTCCACGATGACGAGGCTCACCGTCTCGCCGCGGGCAGGGTCCGAGGCCGACGGCAGCGACTCGATGTAGGACTCGTTGGCGTACTCCAACTTGGTCAGGGTGGCGTTCATCGGTGGCCCGCGGAACTTCATCCACTCGGGCAGGAACTTGTACACGTACTTCGACTTGGCCAGCAGCTTGATGGCATCACGCTCGGTGCGGCTGAGCATGATGACGACCTTGTCGGAGTAGAAGTACGTCATCCAGAACGCGTAGACGGACACCAGCGTGGAGAACCCCAGCTGCCTGGCCTTCAGCATCAGGCTGTAGCGGTTGCGAATCCACAGGTTGACGGATTCCTGCTGGGACTCGTAGAGGTCGAAGCGGATGCGCCCGTGCTCGGGGTGCTTGATGTAGGCGTACGTGTGACAGAAGTAGATGAACGCTTCGAGCAGCTTGCGGGGATCGCGCGTATCAGGAGCGCAGCGTCGCCACTCCCGTTCTTCGAGTAGTTCGTTGAGGTCGATCTGGTCGGCGTTCACGGCGTCACCGAAAAGTCACAGGCAACATCATGGAACCCTGTCACTGCAGTGAGCCCCACCATGTTGACCGCTCCGCTTGGGTAGATCTCGATGTGGAGCGTGATGTGCGACCCAGACGCTGGCACGAGTTGTGTCGTTCTCCCGACGTAGGCGGGGGGCCGCATTCCCACCGGCAGCGTCACGATCGGGTTGGCCCCGCCGCCCGCCCAGTTCACTGTGCCCCGGAGAGATACGACGTCCCTGATTTTCCTGACGGCGACCGGCTCCCAGGTCGCTCGCTGGGTCCAGCCCGTGCCGAGCGTCAGCGAAGTCCACGCCGGGATCGCTTCGAGCGCGGCGATGTCAGCATTCGCGGCAGCAACCTGAGCTTCGAGTTCGGCGATGCGCCGTCGCAGATCGAAGTCGGCCCGCCGTGACGACGGGGCCTTCGTGTCGGGCTGGAAGCCGCCGAGGACGTCAGCCATCGGTGCGTGCCGCCAACTCGGCTTCGGCACGCTCGGCGAGCATCGACATCAGGTCGTCGTCGGACAGTTCCTTGGCCGCTCCCTTGACGACCGTCATCTCGACGCGCTTGGGCTTGACGGCGTCGATCGCCTCCAGGTAGGCACGGGCTGCGGGAACCTGGCGGGGGTCGGTGCGGTCGGTCGCCGTCTCGAACAGCGAGTCGAGCACGGCCTTGGCCTTCTCGGGTGAGCCGACGGTCTTGCGGTACTGACGTTCCCACTCGGCCAGGAAGTCGGGATCGTTCTTCCACTGCGACAGCTGGTTGCGATGGAGCCCGAGTTCCTCGCTGAGATCACCCTGCGTGGACGGCACCCGGTCAGCGGGCGCCGTGAGCAACCAGTCCAAGAAGCGCTGGACGCGGAAGTCGTTGAGTCGTGGCCGTAGCGGCGCCTGCTTGAAGTCGGTTCGCGTTGGAGCCTGCCTGCCCATGTCCCCCAAGTATGGATGTTCGACGCCCTTCGGGAAAGGTGTTGCACGTGCAACAAGGTGTACCCCTTGACACCCCCGCCCCAAGGTGTAGGGTTGGGGGTATGCCGAAAGCACAAACCACCCGAGGCCCCGAGTGGGTCACCGTGCAGTTGCAGATCCGTGTCCCATGGTGGAGACGAGAACAGCTGCTGGCCGAAGCCGACACGCTGCACGTGAAGCTCCCCGATCTGCTCAGCGACGCGGTCGACCGCGTGTATCCGCCGCAGCCACCGAAGTGAACGTCATCGGCATCGATCCCGGCGTCACCGGAGCCTGGGCCGTCCACGAGAACGGCCTGCTCGACATCCTCGCTGACCTACCGGTGCTCGGCGGGCGCATCGACGGCGGGGCGCTCGCTCACGAGTTGAAGGCGTTCCACCCCGACCACACGGTGATCTACCTCGAAGACACGCACGCCATGCCGAAGAACGGCTCGATCGCCTCGTTCAGCCTCGGGCTGAACACGGGGATCATCATCGGCGTCGTGCAGTCGCTGCGACACCCCTTGGTCAGAGTGAGGCCAGCGACGTGGAAGTCGAAGATGAGCGTGTCCCGCCTGGACAAGAACGCCATCCGTGGTGTGGTGCGTGAGTTGTACCCCGCCTACGCCGACCGCTTCGCCCGCGTGAAGGACCACAACCGGGCCGAGGCCGTGCTGATCAGTCGGTACGGCGTGGCCCACCAACTGCAGGAGGAGAACTCCCTCGCATGGACGCCCTGACCCAGACCACGTGGGAAGCGGTGCTCAACCGCATCATCAAGTACGGCAGCAACGAGACCACCCAGACCCTCGCCGCGATGCTGCTCGACATCATCGACTCCTCGACCGACCCCGTCGTGGACGAGATCCTCGACACCTACGGCGCACGGATGATGGCGCCATGAGCGTCGATCTCGAAGCCCTCGACGACGAGAACGAGAACCGGCGCACGTTCCGCTACGCCAACGGCGCACCGCTGGTCTCCGATCCCACCGATCCATCGAAGACCCTGCGGTACAGCCGACCGTCATCGTACGCGAAATGCCTCGACGACGAGATGGCCCTCACCGACTGGCGCATCTGGAAGGCGATGGAGGGTGTCGCCCGCTCCAAGGCGCTGCAGACGCAGGTCGTGGCGACCCGCGACGAGGACAAGGTCGAGAAGCGCGAACTGCGTGAGCGCGCCCTCGACAAGGGTTCCGCCTCGGAGCGGGCCGACCAGGGCACCGGACTGCACGCCATGACGGCACGGGCCGAGGACGCGACGGACGTCGACTTCGATCCGCCCGACGAGTTCCTGCCTGACCTGACCGCCTACCGCGGCTCGCTCGACGACTACGGGCTGGTGTCGGAGATGATCGAGGTGCCGCTCGTCAACGATCCCTACCGGGCGGCGGGCACGGCCGACCGGGTGTGGCGCACGACGCGGGTGCTGTTCACCCCCGATGGCTCCCGTCTCGAAGCAGGTGAGTTGATCCTGGGGGACCTGAAGACCGGCAAGAAGTTGGACTTCTCCCTCCCCGGCTACGCCGTGCAGATCGCCCTCTACGCCTCGGGTGTGCTCTACGACGTCGTCGCTGACCGCCGCCTGGCGACGCCGCCGATCAACCAGTCCTGGGGGCTGCTGGCGCACATGCCGTTCGGCTCGGGCCGCTGCGAGATGCGCTGGATCGATCTGTCGATCGGACGCCTCGGTGCCGACCTGGCGCAGTCGGTGAAGTCGTGGCGCAAGATGTGGAAGAACGGCACGTACGACGCCCCGGTGGCCGAGTTGCCCAAGGACGAAATGGTCGAGCGTCTCGTCGAGGTCTTCGACGCCGAAGCCGGACCGGTCATCCCGTTGGCCGACATGTCGGCATGGTGCCAGGAACGCATCAATGCGATCGGTGAGAACGCCAACGCGAAACGCGGATTGATCCAGAAATGGCCGGAGGGTCTGCCCACACCGAAGAAAGGGATCACGACCGACGTCGAGTTGTGCACGCTGCTGACGCTGCTGGACACGATCGAAGCAGAGTTCTCGATCCCGTGGCCATCCCGTGATCCTCGGCTCGCCGGGTGGGATGGTCACCGGGGAACAGCCCTGGAAACCCAGGAACAAAGGAAAGAAAGGAAGCCATGAGCGATCCGAATGCATTCCTCTTCGGAGGGGGTGGGAAGGCTGCGAAGTTCGATGAGATCGGCGACACCGTCGAAGGCATCATCGAGAACGTCGAAGTCGCCCAGCAAACCTCGATGGAGGACAACACGCCCCTCACGTGGCCGGACGGCCGTCCGCGCGAGCAGCTGGTGATCACGTTGCAGACCGACGCCCGCGAGGGCGACGACGACGACGGGATCCGCAAGCTGTACGCCAAGGGCGGCAAGTACGAGGTGGCCGAGGGGGCGGGGACGTCCCTGAAGGACGCCGTGGCCGACGCCGTCAAGAAGGCCGGAGCCCGTTCGATCGACCAGGGCGGCAAGCTCAAGGTCGGCTTCTCGGGCATGGGCAAGAAGACGAACCGCGGCTACTCGGCGCCGAAGCTGTACCGGGCGGTCTACGAACCGCCGAAGGCTTCGGTGTCGGCCGACGAGTTGTTCGACTCGTGAGTGCGGCCTCAGCCTCGGCCCAGGTGCAAGCCTGGGTCGAGGCGGGCCACGCCGTTGCGCTGCAGGCTTCCGTCAAGGGAGGCTTCATCCGCTACGAGTTCGTCGGGGGCACCTACGACGGTGTCACGATGAGGCTCTACCCACCGTTCACGGACCGGATCACGTTCCAGACCCTGACGTACGTCCGCAGCCCGCCCAAGAACAAGCGTTCGAAGCGCCTGACGTACCGCCTGGAGGAATGATGGTCGAGATCCGGTCGTTGCGGCCGACGGTCACGATCCGGATGCCGACCCGCAAGGCGAAGGGCTTCCGCGCCTCGCAGTTCAAAGTGGTCCGTCGGACGCAGGAGACGCATCCGACCCCGACGCCACAGCCGACGCCGTGTCGGTTGTGGCAGGGAGCCGGTGGCTCCGACGGCTACGGCTGGCGCAAGGTCGACGGCAAGCCGATGTCGATGCACCGCTGGGTGATGTCGCAGGTGATCGGGCGCAAGTTGCGTTCCACCGAGGTGGTCCTGCACGCCTGCGACAACCCGCTGTGCTACCGGGTCGACCACCTCTCGATCGGCACGGTGAAATCCAACAACGACGACATGCGGGCCAAGGGCCGGGCGACGCCGCCCCCGGTCAACGTGTTCCACGGCGAGGCGCACCCGATGGCCAAGCTGCAGGCATGGCAGGTGCGCAAGATCCGCGGCCACTTCCAGAGCGGGCTGGCCGTCAAGACGATCGCCGAGATGTTCGAGATCAGCCCGTCCACGGTGCGTCGCATCGTCAAGGGCCAGACGTGGGCCGTCGGCTCCGACCGTGATCTGCTGAGCGAAGCGCGGGCGAAAATCACCGAGGCTGGGGCGCAGCTTGCTGCTTCACAAGCTCAGCAGCAAGCTGCGCCCGAGCGTATCAGGCCTGTCAAGCCCATCATCAAGAGAAGGAACCGCCCATGAACGCCACCCACGAGTACTCCGACGCTCGCCTGCACTACGAACGTGAGGCCGGTCTGCTGGTCTGCCACTGCGCCCGCCCGATCCCCGAGCCGCTGCCGATGTGGGGCGCCGAGCAGTGCGCGCGCTGCGGCCGCAAGGTCCTGCCATGACCGCCCCGTGGGTGCAGGGACAGCTGTTCGGAGACGGCGCTGAGCAGCCCCGTTCGCCCGGCTGGCACCTCGTGGCGGGTCCGTCGGCGGACACCGGCTGGCACATCGTGGACCGTTCGAACCCGGATCGGTCGGTGACTACGGTGTGCGGGGTCGTCGGCCACGTGATCCAGAGCGACGCTCAGACCATCATGCCGTGCGCCGCCTGCGCAGCAACCGAGCCTTCGTAGCGAGCAACGGCCCCGGTGTCCTGGGGAGAGCACCGGGGCCGTTCAAGCCCAACACAAGACGCTCAGCCCCTGACCAGGTATGACCGTCAACGCATGAATCCCCTACCAAGGAGTCACAGTCATGTCAGAGCATAACCACCGTCCGCAAGACGGTGAACCGCAAACCCTCCGTGAAACCGCGTGCCGTCGCATCGACTGGCACACCATCAATGCCGACCACTTCGACATCTGTGTCGCCTCGTCGGTCATCAGCAACGACATGTGGCACATCGACATGCGGCACCAGCACGATGGTGGACCCGACCCGATGGACGACCCGGCCTACCGCCTCGGGCTGGACTGGCTGAACAAGCTGGCCGAACGGTTCCCGGCATGACCCCCAACAAGACCTTGGCCTTCGCCCTGGCCCTGGCCAGGGCAGACATCCTCGTGTTTCCCTGCCGGTTCCACGACCGCCGTCCGGCCACCATCAACGGCTTCAAGGACGCCACCACCGACGAAGCCACGATCCGTGGCTGGTTCGAGAGGAACCCGAACCTCAACCTGGCCATCGCCTGCGGGCCGCAGCCCAACGGCCGGAACCTGGTGGTGATCGACGTCGACCCACAGAACGGCGGGCTGGAAGCATGGGCCGAGTGGGAGGCAGGCCACATCGTGCCGGTCACGGCCCGCCACGAGACGCCCTCGGGCGGCTTCCACCTGTTCTTCCACGCCCCCGAAGAGTTCCGCCCCGGTGTCAACAAGCTGGGCCAGGGCATCGACGTGCGGGCCAGCGGCAGCTACGTCGTGGGACCGCCGTCGGTAGCCCCATCGAAGATGACCGGGGAGTTGCGCCCCTACTCGACCAGCCAGGAGACGTTCGTCGGCACGGCGGCCACGGCCCTGTTGCCCGACGACATGCGTGACCGCCTGCTGGCTGTCAACGGCCACCATGTCCAGGCATCCATCGACGCCCACCCCTCGCAGGGGCGTTCGGTGCCGCTGCGCCTGATCACGGGCGACAGCGTCGCCGACCTGGCGCGTGTCGGATGGGTCTGGGAGATCGAGTTGGAGCGCGACGGCTGGACGTTCGTGCGTCAGTCCGGCGGGGATAGTCAATGGACCAGGCCTGACAAGAACCCACGTGACGGCTCCTCGGCCACGTTGCACGGCGACGGCGAGGGTCCGTTGGTGGTGTGGTCGACGTCGTTGCCCTCGGGGGGCGTGGCGACGGAGGGCGGCGTCGGCGAGTCGTACTCGCCGTGGGACTACATCGTCACGTTCCGTTGCGGCGGTGACACGAAGGTTGCGGCTCGGCTGGTGCGGGGGGTCGTCGAGGGCGGAGGGCGCCCCGAGCGGGCGATCGGGACGCCCCCCGTGGCGGTGGACGGATCCGCCGAGAGTGACGCTACGTCCCTCTACTTGCCGGACTCGTTCTGGGAAGCAACACCCCTGCTCAGCGAGGTGCGGCGCCAGGCGCTGGCCCGGCTGCGGACACCGGATGCCGTGTTGGCGGCGCTGCTGACGATGTACGCGACGACGATCCCGATGGGGATCTGGCTGCCCGGCGTGGTCGGGGCACCGGCCCCGCTCAACCTGTACGCCGTCGTCGTCGGCCGCTCGGGCGGTGGCAAGACCTCGGCGATGACGATCGCTGCCCAGCTGCTGGGTTCGCCCGGCAACGCCGACATCCTGCTGCGCAAGCAGCTGCGTTCCGGTGAGGGGCTGGTCCCGCTGGTCATGAAGCCGGGCAAGAAGGGCACCAAGAACGAGCCCGAAGAGCCACCCACGAACCGGGTCGGCGTGCACGTCCACTACGACGAGGGCGGCACGCTGTCGAAGCAGACCCATCAGACGGCGTCGACCATCATCCCGTACCTGAACACCGCCTGGTCGGGGGCCGGAACGGTCGGTGGGTGGAAAACCGACGGAGCCGCCGAGTTCGACGCCAGCCGGGTGCGGATCTGTGCCCTGATCGGGGTGCAGTACGGCATCGGCGCCAACCTCTTCACCGGAGAGGCAGCCACCCTCGGGTTCCCGCAGCGCCTCCTGTTCCTCTCGGCCGATGAGCACCCGGCAGTCCAGGACCAGGAGATGCCCGACGAGATCGCCGAGATCGAGCCGATGGGCCTGCCGTTCCTGCGCCACAGTGACTACGTCCACCGGCCCCATTACGTCGACATCCCGCGGCACATCCGCCAGGAAGTCTGGGACTGGTCGAAGACCCGACCGGACCCCCTCGACGGCCATTTGATGAACCTGCGCCTGCGCATCGCGGCCGTACTGATGTTCCTCCACGGCGCTGGCGACACCTCCTTCGAGCCCTGGTGGGATCTCGCTGGCATGGTCCAAGGAGTCCACAATGACGTTCGTCACACCTTCATCTCGTCCCATCGTCTCGTCAAAGAGGCCGCTGATGACGCCCTCGGACGGTCCCTCGGACGACGCCGGGACGCTGAAATCGAGTACCACCTGGACCGCGGCGTGCAGTCCCTGCTGACCAAACTGAGCGCCGGACCGCTGCTGACGAAGGACCTCAAAGACCACTTCAAGTCGTGGGGAAGGCGCTACGGATTCGCCCATCGGGAGGTTCTCGAACGCGCTTCCCTGCTGGGTCTGGTTGTGGATAAGTCCGACGGCTGGCACAAAGCGTGACCCCCCCTGAGACCTTCGGGCCAGGGGGGGTCAGGGGGGTCGACCCCCCCTGCCCTCGCGGCGATTTCGGCGAGGGTCAGAACAAAGAACCTGCTGGTAGTTAAGTTAATAGATTGTCCCCCCCCCTAGATCTCTGTCGAGTGCGGGGGGGGTCGACCCCCCCGACCCCCCAACAGGCGTTCGATGGTCGTGACCCCCCCTCTGACCCCCCAACATGCGTTCGGTTGGGGATAACTCTGGAGACCTTGGCACCCGTCGTCTCTGCTCGCATCCTCACGCGCCTGAATCGCCCTTCTGACGCCCTCCGGGCTCGAGAACGCATGTTCGACCCTGAAAACAGCATTCCTCACAGAAAATCTGGCTTGGCTCGACTCCCCTTTACTTGACTCTGTATGGGGGCGGGTGGCCACACCCCGGGGGGCTGGGGGGGGGGGGGGACCCCTACAATGGGGGTAGTGAGAGAGGCCGCTAACGGTTTTGCACGTGCAACACCCGGCCAAACCGCTAAATCCCAAGGGGGGAACATCATGACTACCA